GCCAGACGGATGCGCGTCTGCTCGCCGCCGGAAAGGGAAGAAAAGGGCTGAGAGCGCATGGCGTGAGGGATTTTAAGGCCGTTGGCGACCTTGCCTAGACGCATTTCGCAGTCATAGCCGCCCTGCATTTCAAACTGAATGCGCAGTTGATCGTAGCGGCGCAGAAGCGAATCAGAGTGCTCGCCGCGATCCATCCGTGTTTGAATTTCTTCCATTTCGGAACTAATGCGCTGAATATCGGCAAAAGCCATGCGCAATACGTCCTCTACCAAGGCGTCCTTTGGCACTTCTGCCAGCTGTGAAATGTAGCCAATACGTCGGCCCTGAGGAATGACGATATTTCCCTTGTCCGCGCGCAGCTCGCCTGTCATAATACGCAGCAGTGTTGTTTTGCCGGCGCCATTGCCGCCCAGCAGGCCCACGCGTTCGCCGGCGTCTACCTGAAAGGAAACGCCGTCGAGCACCACGCGGTCCTGCTCAAAGGATTTTTCAATTCCGGATACAATGATCTCGGCCATACTTCCTCACCTATTGAAAAAACATTAACAATTCATTATACCATGATTTTGTTCAACGCACAACCTGAACTATTCCTTATTTTTCAAGGGTTCTTTGAACCGTCAGACGGTCAAAAACCCCTGAAAACCGTGGGGGTTAGTATCAAGATAGTAACGCATCAGGCGGGGATTTTCAGCACCATACCCGGCCTGATAACCGTGGACTTCAGGCCGTTTTCTTCCATGATTTCCGGGTAACGGTTGCCCCTGCCCAGATACTTTCTGGAAATGCCCCAAAGGGTATCACCCTGCTTCACGGTATGGGTGACGGTGCTTTCCTGTTCCGGGGTGGTTTCCTGTTCGGGCTTGCTTTCCATCGTGACAAGCGCCTTGAAGGAATCCTTGCCGAACTTGCCGTCAACCTCAATACCCGCCGCCTTCTGGAAGGACTTCACGCCCTTTTCCGTATTGCTGCCGAACTTCCCGTCAACCTTGCCGCAATCATAGCCAAGGGCATTCAAGCGGGTCTGAAGATCAGTCACATCCGCGCCCTGCATATAGGGGGACACGTTCTTCAGCGTCCTTTCACCCAACTTGTATTCGGTGGACGTTTCAGGGGCTTCAGGAACAGCGGGAACTTCCGGGGTTTCGGGAATCGTGGTGCTTTCGCCCTCAAAATCCATGTCCCAATTCGGACGACCATACCCGGCAAGACGGGCGTTGGTCAGGGCATACTTCTTCTTGGCAACCGCACCGCCATTGGCAACCACGCCGCTTGCGCTGCTGGTATTGCCTTCCACGGTATAGACGTATTTGGAATCAACGTCATAAACAAGGCCAGTATGGGAAATCTGGGTCTTGTCCTTGGAATAGAAGAAAATTTGGTCGCCGGGTTCAGGGGTATCAAAAAGCCGCCCGTTGTTCTTGTAGTAGTTCCGGCTGTACTTGCATCCAGCGCCACAGTTGGGTTTTCCGTAGGGCTGGAAGGTCAGGGCAAGTGCAGCTTCCATACCATAAGCCTGAACGAAAGACCAATCAACAAATTGGTCACACCATGCAACGCCGTTCTTTCTGCCATTGTAGAAGCCCAGCGCATCCAGATCACGTCCATACTTGGTATAGTTGTTGTCACCAGCATTGGCCGTCTTGCTGTCAAGGTCAGCATTAGTTTCCTTTTCCAGATAGTTCACTTCAGCAAGCGCAATAGCAATTACCTTTTTCGGGTCAAAACTCATATTGACACCCCCATTTTATTCTTCAGTTCATCAGGTATTGGGTTCTTCCAGTTCCGGCAGTCCGGCAATGGAAGTCAGCAGGGACAGCACACCCGCCAGCAGGGAAGCAGAACCGACCATTAGCCAGTTCACTTCAGACATAACGGCAGTAGTGCCGATGGTAGCAACCGCCGTCTGTGCAACGGTCTTGATAGCGCGGATACCCGCCGCCTTAATCCACTTCATGAAATCGTATTTCATAGCAAATCACCTTTCCTTGTTCGCTTCAACCGCCGTGGGCAAGGCCATAAAGCGTTCATGAATGTCATCCATAACGCCGTTTTTACCCATCGAATGATACCGCTTCCAACAATTTTCAAAGTTTTCACGGGCATAGATGGGGGCATAGCCTTTTTCCGTGTAATGGTTGTAATCTGAAATCATTTGCGCCCTCAAAAGCGCCTGAACGCCCAGCTTTACCGCCTGAATTTCTTCACGTTCTTTCTTCAGGCGGTTCAGTACATAGCCAACGAAACCACCAACCAAAGAAGGAATGCCCAACAGGCACAAAATCTGATAGATTGTCACGGGTTTTCTTCCTGCCTTTGCATTGTAGTGAAGAACCCGCTATACAGGCTCATATAAAGCCCATATAGCGGGTTCAGATGTTCGGACGGGGAAAAACCCGTCTTACTTTTGACCGGGGTTATTCGGCCAGTTCCGCGCAATCCAGCGCAATCAGAATTTCCTTGACCTGTTCCTTCAGCATGACAGGCACATCCGCAAAGGTCTTAACGCCCTTCACAATCAGGGTAGCATACACAACAGCCACATCTTCCACCCCCTTTCCAAGCAGCATCAAAGCCGCCAGATTAAGAATCAGCGTCCAGAAGCTGTTCCACAGCTTCACGCAGATTTTCAGGAACATCTTCAATGGTTTTCAGTCCCTTCCGAATCAGGTTAGCGTAAACCTTCGCCATATCCGTTCACCCCTTTACATCGTGGCAATCATTTCGTAAACGTCGCAAAGTGCAAGCTGGGTGTTGGTAATATCCATTTCCAGCGTTTTATTGGCGCGGATCAGCAGATGAATGTATTCATCTTTGGTGTATTGGGTCAGGGAAAATTCATATTCAGTCCGTTCACCCTGTTCATCCTGAACGGTGACTTCCTGAATGTTTTCCGCAACCCATACGCTGTTTGCATCCACAACCACGGCTTCAGGGGCAAGCGCCGCCCGAACACGACCATGTTCAATCATGTGATACACCCTTTCTTGTTCTGAATTTCGTTGATGTAATACGCCGCCACATAGGGTTCAAGTGGCTTGCCGTATTTCTCATATAAACGGTAATGGTCACACGGTTTCAACCATCCCTTATAGGACTGACAGGAACAGTATTCCGAATAGGTCATATTCCCGCCGTTTTCCATCTTCCGGCGAATGTGCAGCATCCGGCGCTTGTAGCTGGTACAGGTGGACTTTCTAAGCAGCGTATATTCCAAGAAGGAACGATACCCAAGGTAATCCACACCGCGCACATACGTTGGGAATACTTGATAATTGTCCTTCAGGGTGATTCTCAAATTGCCTTGGAAGTATGCGTCAATCTGCTTGCACAGATCATGCAAATATTCCTTGGTTTCACCGAAAATCACAATATCATCCATGTAACGAAAGTAATGCCGAACATGCAGCACTTCTTTCATGTAGTGGTCAAATTCGCTGAAATAGAAGTTCCCGCCGTATTGGGAAAAGTAATTCCCAATGGGCAACCCAATTTCCGAATTCAGGTAACGGGCTTCCCTTTCTTCCGGGGTTTCATGCCTTCCGCGAATATACCGGGTCAGTAATGCGGGGTTCAGATCACCCACATTCTTCAACCGTTCCCGGTCATTGGCATCAGCGGTTTCAATGCTGTCAATCACTTCATCAATGAACCAAAGCAAATCTTCATCCTTGAACAACCGTCTGAACTTATCCTTCAGAATTTCATGGTTGATAGATTGATAAAAGTGCTTTGCGTCTATTTTCAGGCAGTATTGACAGCCGGGAACATCACTCCGCATGGCCGCTTGAACACGGTCAAGACCAAGGTGAATTCCACGGTTTGGAATGGCTGAAAATGTATCAAAGATCAGGTTATGAATCAGATACGGTTCAATCACCTGTATAACTGCCCATTGCGCGATTCGGTCAGGGTAATAGGGCAGTTTGTACAGATCACGAATCTTGCGGCCTTCCTTGCGCTTCTTCAGGGTATATTGGGATGTATGATAGGTGTGGTTTATCAGGCTTTCTTTCAGGTTCTTCAGCATTTCGCCGCCCTGTTCTATGTCCAGATCAACCGCCCGAACTTCTTCATACCATCCTTTGCCCTTCCGGGCGTGTTGGTGTGCAAGCAGCAAATTTTCATCCGTGATGATTCTTGAAAATAAGTTTCCGTGTAGCTTCATACCGTGAAACCTTCGTATGCACGAAAAGCCGAATCTTCATCAACAAAGGATTACCAACACGGCTATTCTGAATTTTGATGTTTTGCCAAGGGGCAGGGCAAGCAGCTCCCACAGTATATGATAAACACCCCCTGATACCATTTCAGGGGGTGTTTATGTCGTGCATTTGCTAAGTGGCTGCTGATATTCCGATTGCGATTACCCGGTGTATTGTTCACATTCCAGTTGAAAGTACCTGCATTCGTACCATTATTCCAATTCGTACCTAATTGGGTGATTAAGAAACCTTGAAATATTGGCTTTTTTCAATCAGGCGCTTGGTGGTATGAGTGAAGAACACCGAAAACCTTCGGTTCTGCTTGCCCATATAAACGTTTAGGCCGTCACGCCCGGTACATACGCCAAGCGGCCGCCGACATTCCGAGAGCGACTACCCGGCGCATTGATCACATACCAGCCGAAAGCACCCGCATACGCACCATTAACCCAAGTCGTACCCAATCGGGCGATCAAGAAACCCTCATAGGTGTGATTCTGCCAGAAGTAATCACCCACGGGAACGGAAGAATTCGCGCCGTTGCCGTTCACTTCAGACGGGAAGAACAGCCAGTCAAATTCTTCATTGTAGGCCATAGCGGAAACATAGCCGTTGGCCTTGGCAAGCGTGATTCCGGCGTTCTTGTACGGGTCAGCAGTCGTGCTTTCCGTGAAGCCGTGGTCAGCAACATACAGTTCATTCTTGCCGTAGGCGTAGATGTTCAGGCCATCAATGAACTTCCAGATGTTGCCCCACAGGTTTTCTTCACCACGATAGGTGACAATCTGAATGCCGTTGGCGTTGCTCACGTTGCCGGAAGCATTGCCAAGGGTCGCAGTTGCACCCGTGTTCTCGCTCATGTTGGTTGCGCCGTCATCAGTCTTGGAAACGTTGCCGTTGCCAATCTTGGACTGCGTATTGAAGGACGCATATTCCACAAGGAAAAGAAGCTGACTTGCGGAAACCAGCGCTGCATAGCTCTGATACCAACCCGCGCCGCGATTTTCGGCCAGCTTGCCGCAGTTGCGCCGGGTCAAATTCTGGGTCAGGCCGGAAATGGGCTTGGCGTTGGCAATGGAACACAGCTTGTCAGCGGCAAAATCCGCAACCTGTGCATCATCCAGAATATAGGCAGAAGCAGAAGCATCATACAGCGTACCTTCATAGGCAGACAGGTACACATAATCCTTTTCAACGCCGTTATGAATGAAGGCCGGGTGCAGCTTGAAGCCCGTCTTGGGGGTGTCGCTCACATAGTAACGCGCCTTGCGCATGTGGTAGCCCTTGCCGCCTTCCACCTTTTCAGTCACCAGCGGAACAACCTTGTAATAGAAACGGGGCTGCTTCACCATCGTCTGAACCAGCGTTCCAACCGGATAGGTAACGCCCTCATTGGTCACAGCGCCTTCGCCATCCACTTCACGACCAATGGTCACGGAAGTCAGCAGCTTGCCCGTTTCGGAATAGGCTGCTTCACCATGCTTGGCAACTTCAACACCGTCATCAGTCAGGTTGCAGCGGTAACGACCACCAAAGGCGTTGATGGGGTCAAAACCAGCGCCGCTATTACGGCCAACAGCACCAGCAAGGCGGGTGAAGGTCTTGTTCACAAAGTCCACTTCAACGCCGTACACGTCACCTTCCGAATAGCCCACAAAGCCCTTCAGATTGGCAATTTCGCTCTGAAGCTCCTGAACATCCGCAAGGGACGCATAACCAGCCGGGTCAAGGGTGATGGTCACATTGTTGGCGTTGCCAACGGTAATGACAAACTTGAACGTTGCGCCGGAAACGGTAATGCCGTTATACGGGGGCATATAACCGGGAGTAGTCGCACGGGCAACCGCATACAGGATTTCGCCTTCATCCGGGTCATTGGCAAAAATGCCGATGGTCTGAATGTTGTAACCCGTGGTCAGTTCGCTGTTGTCCAGCGCACCTTCAATCATGATGGACGTGGTGTTCAGCACCGTTTTCCTCGTGATGGGGGTGGTCTGCTTCACGCCGCCCAGCGCAGTCAGCGCCGGAATCTGACTTTCAGAATAGGCCGTGCTGGAAAGTTTGATGTTGGTGAACGTACAAAAGCCCGTTCCCTGCATCAGCTTCGCCATCAGCGCTTGACCCTTGTTCGTGATTACGAAAGAGGAAAATTCCATGTGTTTTTCTTCCTTTCATCAGGTAATTTCAATGATATTGGTGAAGCTGCTGCCCATTCCGATAGCAGCAACGCCAGAAATATCAATGTTTTCATTCATGCTGTCAGTCAAGAACAGCGTATTGGTTACGCTGTGACCCGCCGCCGTTCCAAGGTCAACCGGGATTTTCTGTTCTTCATGCAGATCACCCGTCAGGAACAAGGTGTTGGTCATGCTCTGTCCAACAGCAACCCCAACAGGAACGGGAACGCTCTGATTCTCGTTCAAATCGTTGGTCAAAAGAAGGTTGCCCGTAATGCTTGCGCCCACGCCATAACCCAAGCGTGTTTCACTCTGACCCTTGATAATGTTTACCGAATGAATCACCAGATTACAGGGAATCATGGTCTGAATCAGATACGCAAGGTCATTTACTTGGCCGGGAAATTCCAGATTGGTAATGATTTCGATTTCATAGGGGCGATTCGTTGAAAGGATAATTTCAACTTCTTCATTCCCCTGAATGGCAATGATTTTATTCTTCAGCGCGGTCATGGTGTACGGGGTTATATCGTTCCAAGCGGTTCAAATGCTTTCAGCGTTTGTTCAACTTAATAACGCCGGAAAACAAAAAGCACTTGGAAACATCCAAGACTTGCTTGACGTTCCCAAGTACAGAAAGGAAGATTGATTTTGAAGAAGCTGCTTTGTCTGCTGCTCTGCTTGCTGTGCCTTTCAGCGTTTGCGTTG